TTCCAGCAATCGCCGACGGCAAATACGCAGGGGTTATCGGGCACGGAGGCCTAGTGCTGACTAGGGTACCGGAAGAGATCGCAAGGTCAAGACAAGAGTATTTTGAGAAACAAGCTCAGGATCAACAGACCGCAATCGACAACGATCTTATGAAGGAACAGCATAGGGGAATGCCTATCGATATTGATATGCAGTCTCGTACAACCTTCGGTGGCAAGAAAAGTTAAAATTTTTTAACGAATCAAACCAGCGATTGAACATTAAACCGTGACTGGAGGCCCGCAAGGGTAGGTCACACAAGGAGAAAACAATATGGCTAATGCGTCAACAGTTGGGTTTGGATTCAGACCCATTAAAATGGTTGGTCAGGCGTACAACAATGCTGCTCTATCAGAGTACAATGTTGCTGCTTCTTCTGCTTTAATTTCGCACGCAGCAATGGTGCAATTAACAGCAAACGGAGTGGTACTTGCTTCAGGAGACACAGATGAAAATAATCTGGGTGTTCTGAATGGTGTGTTCTACACTGATGCAACTTCTAATAAGCCTACTTTTAGTAACTTTTCACCAGCAAGTAATACTGCTACTGATATAGTTGCTTTAGTTACTGACAACCCGCAACAGATGTATGAAATTATGTCTGCAGACACTGTTTATAACAATAATGAAACAGGTGGATGCGCGGACCAGGTAGGCGATGTCGGAGTAACTCCACTGTTTATATCGAAATCAAAAATTTCGGCTACAACAGCGGCTACTAAGGCACAACTTAAAATAATCGGAGTTTCTAGAGATCCTGATCATTCGGACATAACAACTGAGGGCTTTGCTCTTAGAATTATGATCAATGAACATATCTTAGGAAACAACGTAGCAGGGATATAATAGGAGGTATTTAATACTATGGCTATATCACGAAACCAACTAGTTAAAGAACTAGAGCCAGGATTGAATGCACTATTCGGCCTGGAATATAAACAGTATGAAAATCAGTCAGCTGAAATTTATACTACTGAGTCATCTGACAGAGCTTTTGAAGAAGAAGTTATGTTATCAGGATTCGCTCAAGCATCAGTTAAACCTGAAGGTTCTGGTGTAAGATACGATCAAGCTCAAGAAACTTTCACAGCAAGATACACTAACGAGACTATCGCGTTAGCATTTGCTATCACTGAGGAAGCTATTGAAGACAACCTGTATGACAGACTTGCTTCTAGATACACAAAAGCACTAGCAAGATCTATGGCTCAAACTAAACAAGTAAAAGCAGTAGCACCATTAAACAATGGTTTACCTGGAGGAAGTTTCAATTCAGGTGATGGTGTAACTCTTTTCAACGCTAGTCACCCAACTATTGCTGGAACTTTCAGTAATACATTGGCAACAGCTGCGGACTTAAACGAAACTTCATTAGAGCAATCAATGATTGACATTGCTGCGCTTACTGATGAAAGAGGTTTAAAGATCGCTGCTAAGGCTACAAAGATGATCATTCCATCTGCACTACAATTCACAGCTGAAAGACTTATGGCTTCTACTGGTAGAGTTGGAACTGCTGATAATGATGTCAACGCACTTAAATCTATGGGGATGGTTCCTCAAGGATACTCTGTTAACAATTTCTTAACAGACACAGATGCGTTCTACATTATCACTGATGTGCCAAATGGTATGAAACACTTTGAAAGATCTCCATTGACTACTAAAATGGAAGGTGACTTTGATACTGGCAATGTAAGATACAAAGCTAGAGAAAGATACGTATTTGGTGTATCTGACCCTAGAGGTATTTTCGCATCACCAGGTGCTTAATCAATAATTTTTTGTGGCGGGACACAGTTCCGCCACAATCATAAAATAGAAAGAAAAACCATGAAAAAATTCCTAGTAAATATATATGCATACGATCATCACGCTAGATTTGAAGTAAAATCTAATGATGACGCTGTTTCTTTAGAGCAAGCAATCCTTGACAAACTCGGAGAAAATGTTATAAAATGGGAATCATCGGGAATGTTTAGAGATATTCCTTATCGAATAACCTATGAGGAGGTTAGTAATGATACAAGACCTTTACAAAGCAAAAAGGTCCTTGGAGTTGAAGTGGGAACAGGAGCATCTATCTAATGGTAGATACACTCTTGAAATGGTCAGAATTGATGACAAAGTTCGAGAAGTCATCACAAAGATCAAGCTGGAAGAAGCAGCTATTGCCCATAGACAAAATATTGTCGAAGGATCAGCTCCACAAGTTTCTGTAGCTACTTAATCAAAAGCTACACTGCTGAAATGCATAAATACCTTAGGCTCTCTTGCACTCTACTAAAAAATAACATATAATACCCACACTAAGATTTAATTGAACATAAATTGGTTATTCTTTTCTTAGGGAGAATGACTGGCGCATGGAGGCGCTGATTATATGACAACACACTTTTCAAACGGAGTAACAAACGTAAGAGGAAAAGATGGTGCTACTTCTTTATTTAGTGGTATCAAACAACCGCTTATAACTGGTGGTACATCACCACAAGAACAAGCGTATCAAAACGACTGGCAGATTTACAATGCAAGTGACTGGTCAGTTACATCAACTGGTGGATCAGACTTTCAACTAGCAGAGTATGCTGGTGGATGGTTAAGACAAGGAGATAATGCTCCTGCCGCTGGTGAGATCCAAGGTATTGCAGGACCAGAAGTTTGGCAATTCAATCAAAACCAAAAATGGTGGTTTGAAACTAGCATTGCAATCACTGATGTAAGTGATCTAAACACTTGGGTAGGATTTGCTCAAGATGGTTATGCAGATTCAGATACTTTACCAACTGATGGTATCGGATTCTCACACTTACAAGATACAACTACAATACAATTCATTTCTAGAAAAAATGGAGCAGGTGTATCTTTTGATATGTTAAGTACAGCAGGTGGATCTGCTTTCACTATGTTAGATTCTACTATCGCTACACAAACAGCTACAGTACAGGCAATCCCAGCTAACTCAGTTAGACTAGGATTCCAATACCAACCAGCTGGAAGTGAAGTGGGTGTTACTGCAAATCAATTTAAATTGTATTTAAACGGTAATGCTGTTGGAGTACAAGCTGCTACAACTGTGCCAGATGACATTGCATTAGAAATCAATGTTATGGGTGCACACAAAGGTACAAATGCTAATCATTTAGTAGTTGATTACTTTAACACAATCCAGTCTAGAGTAGCTGGAACAGGTGTAAGCGCATAATAAATAATTAGTGTGGGGCTTCGGCCCCACATATTAATTTTAAGGAGAAACAAATGTCGTTTAAAAATGATATACAAGCTACTAGATCTGATGCTGCTGCAGGTGCAACAGCAATCATTGAACCACCAGTAAGGTTAAGAGGTATAATTATTGCTTCTGATGGTGGAGGCGCAGGTGTTCTAGAACTTACAACAACATCAAATTCAGGGGCAACTTTATTTCTTGCAGACGTCCCAACAGGTGATGTAATTAATTTTAATTTTCCTGAAGATGGAATTTTATTTCCAAAAGGAGTTTTTTGTAAGACTAAAACAAATGTTGCTGCATACACTTTATTAACAGATAAATATTCTGGTCCGAATTTAACAGCCGGATAGGAGGTCTGAGTGGCTAACGTTACCTCGGGTTCTTATGTTTTCGATAAGAATCTTGGAATAGATGAAATAATTGAAGATGCATACGAACGTATTGGGATGCAAGGGGTTTCTGGTTATCAACTTAAAACTGCAAAACGATCTTTAAATATTTTATTTTCTGAATGGGGAAATAGAGGACTACAGTTTTGGGAAGTAAAAAACCAAAACGTTAAGTTAATTGATGGTCAAGCTGTATATACCTTTTTTAGATCCCCATCAGATGGTTTATCTGATGGTATTGCGACCACTCTTTCTGCAGGAATAAACGCTACTGTTACAACTATTGGTGTTGCTTCTGTGACAGGCATGCCAACAAGCGGAATTATTACAATTAATAGTGAACAAATTTCATACACAGGAATCTCTAGTTTAAATTTAACTGGGTGTACAAGAGGCATTAACGGAAGCACAGCTGCTATTCATGCAATAAACGATGTTGTAACTCAGTTTCCAAATGGGATGACTGATATACAAGAAGCAAACTATAGAGTTGCATCAACCAATGTTGATACTCCCATGACAAAAATTAGTAGATCTCAGTATCAAGGGTTTTCAAATAAAACAGATAAAGGTTTACCTTCACAATATTGGGTTCAAAGATTTATTGATAAAGTCACAATGACTTTATATTTAACACCAGGTGCTTCACAAGCTGGTAATTTTATAAATTTTTATTATACAAAAAGAATTGATGATGTAGGTGCATACACAAATGCAAGTGATGTGCCATATAGATTTGTGCCATGTATGATTGCAGGATTATCTTATTACTTAGCTGTAAAATACGCACCACAAAGAGTTCAAGAATTAAAATTATTATATGAAGATGAGTTGTTAAGAGCAGAAGACGAAGATGGTTCTTCTAACTCTACATATATATCTCCTAAAATATATTACCCTGGAGTTAGTTAATGGCTGTTTTTTCGCAAGGTAAATATGCATTAGCAATTTCGGACAGATCAGGAATGGCTTTTCCATACAATGAAATGGTAAGAGAATGGAATGGTGCGTTTGTACACATTTCAGAATACGAACCTAAACAACCACAATTAGAACCTAAACCAACAAGTGCAGATCCACAAGCTCTACAAAGAGCTAGACCTGCTAGAACAGAATTTCCAACAGAAGATTTTCTACCTGAAAATCCTATTGTAACTGCATCTAACACTACTTTAAAAATTAATTTTCCAAATGGAGAACTACAAGTTAATGATCATATTCGTTTGCGTAATGTTAAACAACCTGTTGGTGGAGCTGCAATTTCAACATTAGAACTATCAACAACTTTAAATGGAGCAATAACAGATTCAGCAACAACAATTGACCTTACCGATGGATCAGAATTTCCAACATCTGGTTTTATTGTAATAGAAAAAGTAAACAGCACAACAGGAATTTATGAAAACGAAGTTATTGAATATACTGGAAGATCATCAAATCAGTTGACAGGATGTACTAGAGGCACGTCTGCGCCTTATAGAGGTGTATCTCCTGAATCTACAGTTGCAAGTTCACATAGTAATTTAGCTAAAGTTTTTGGTTCTTATAAAGTTGCATCATTAAATACGACTCAGGTTAAAGGAACAGGTCAACCTGAATTTTCTACACAATTTGATGGAATAAATGTTACTTTAGTTAATACTGCATCAAGCACAGAAACAGGGGGCGGTTTACAGTGTACAATTGGACCGATAAATGATAGAGCTTAATTATGGCTGGAACAACATACTCAAGTTTAACAGATGATATTAGAAATTACACAGAGGTAAGCTCTGATGTATTTACTGCTGCTGTTATAAATAGATTTATTGAAGATGCTGAGTTTAGAATATATCAAGAGCTTCCTATGGATTCATCTAGATATGTTTCAGAAGGAACTTTAGCTGCCAATGATAATACTTTAAATGTCCCTGGTAAAGGAACCAAAGGGTCAACAGGAGCTTTGTTTATTAGAGGGATAGAAGTATTTGATTCTACAGCAAATACAGAAGGCAATGGAACTTGGTTAGAGAAAAAAGATCAAACGTATTTATCAGAGTATGTAGATAGAAAATTTGGTCCTTCTGGAACTATACAAAAACCAACAGACACCACTAATTCTGTAACAGGATTTCCCAAATATTATGCGATGTTTGGAGGTGCTACAGGAGATTCTAGCACAACATCTGGAGGTATATACATAGCCCCGACACCTGATGCCGGTTATATGTTTAGAATATATTATAATATGATTCCATTAGGATTATCTAGTTCAACGACTTCAACATACCTAAGTAAATACTTTCCAAACGGACTTCTATATGCTTGCTTGGTTGAAGCCTATGGGTTCTTAAAAGGTCCGATAGATATGTTGACATTATATGAAAATAAATATAAAAATGCTATACAACAGTTTGCAGGAATGCAGCTTGGAAGACGAAGACGAGACGATTATACTGACGGAACAGTTAGAATACCAGTTAAGTCCCCGTCTCCATAAATAAGGAGAAAAAATTATGGCAATATCATCGGCGGTATGTACAAGTTTTAAAGTAGAACTTTTAAAAGGAGTTCACAACTTTACTGCATCAAGTGGCAACACTTTTAAAATAGCTTTATACACTAGTTCTGCATCTTTAGGGGCTGCTACAACAGCGTATTCAACATCAAACGAAATTTCTAACACATCAGGATCAGCGTACTCAGCAGGTGGCGCGACG